GTTGTGATTAACTCCGTTCCACAAGGCGTAAGGAGGAAAGTAGAAAAGCTGTTTAGCATTAAAGTCATTATTCAAATCAGGAGATGGTCCACTCATGATCAAAACAATTTCTCCCAATAGAGGGTATTGTTTTATAAAGCTAAATATTGGGAATGCAGGTTCTGTTACCTCTTTTAATTTGGACTCAGAAAGATTAGAGTACATTACTTCGTATCTTATTTTACCTACATCTTTCCAACTAGTAAAGTCAGGGTTTGGTTCTAATACGTCTCTAACTGCAGGAAGTCCATCAGGAGAAGTAAAAGCTTGTATAGATCTAGTGAAAGGTCCTTGCACTATGGATTTAACTCGACCAATTATAAAGTACTGGCCAAATTTACCCGTTTTATCGGCTTTAAAATTATTACCGAATATACTCATTATGCGCTAGGTAATTGTTTTTTAGGAGCCATTGAAGTTACTTCGCTCATTAATTGCTCGATATCTTTCTCTGACAAAAGGCCTCCATCTTCTACAGATTTGTCTTTTGCGTCAGCAGATTTTTGAAAAGCACTAAGTATTTTCATTAGTACTTCGTCGTTCTTAAGACTAGAATCTAATAGACCTTTGATCATTGGCATAAGAACTATAGCATCGCCAGGGCCATCAATCATATCAGCTAAACGTAATATTTCAGACTTTATCGTAGAATCTTGGGACTTGTGTTTGTTGTAAACCTCTTCCACCAATTGCGCCAAAGTCTTGCCAGGGAAGATTTCCTTTTCTAGTTCCATAGGATTTTTTAAATAAATATTACTGGTCTACGTTTTCAATATGGTGATCCAGCACCTCCTTGTATATGGTTTTGAGCTTCTTAATAACCTTTGTAATGGTATTAGATTGGCAGTCAGTGATCTCTTTTATGTATATAAAGAGAGCCTTTTTATTGAATATATCTATATTGTCTCGCTTCTTAAATACTTCTAAGATAGCATCTGCAACTTTAATTTCTCCTTCTTTATCGAATAGTTCAACTAAGTTATCGTCAACATATTTTATGAATTGATCTATCACCGAAACTCTATTAATCTCAGAAGAGTCTGGTTCTAAGATTAGGGTTTCATGAGTACTATTAGCGTTATCAATCTCTTCTACTTGTATCTTGGAAACCATTTTTTTGTAGTTTTTTTGATTGTAGATAATCAAATACCTTTTAGCGATGGTACCAAAATAAGAGTAAGCTTTGCCCTTTGATTGATCGTAAAGGTGCAATTTTTGTAAAAGAAAAGAGATAACTTCGTATTTAAGATCTTCAATATTGTCTACTTCGGTATAGTAAAACTTAAAAGTATGAATGATATTTTCTGCTAATTTATAAAATGCGTAGTGAATCTCTTTGTTATAAATTTGATTTGCTACAGCTTGATTTGGAGCAGCGCGATATCTTAAGATTGCCTCTTCAGTTTCAGAAGTAAAGTAGACGTTCTTGGTTTTTGGTTTTCTTTTTCTAGGAGTGCCTTTAATTGTAAGGCCCATGTCCTGTTCCGCTTCAACTATCAAGTCTTCTGCCATGGTTTATTTTCTCCCTGTAAATTGTTGAACTCGTGATTGAATTGCTTTAATTGTTTCGAATAGAGACAACAATTCTGGATCTGATTGAACCCACATTGTCATATCTATTTTATTTACTAAGCCATTAAATTCGTCCAATAAAGACATTGTATCGTTAACAAAGCTGCTTTGATTAAGTACGATCTCTTCTAATCTTTTATTTTTTCTATAAAGATTGTATACTACGGCACCAAAAATAGTGGCGAACCATAATACGATTGCTATTATGCCTGTCATTTTATTTTAAATTTGTGTTTCTACTCTTGAAGCCATTAAATCGGCTTGATGGAGTATGTAAGGTAAATTAGATTTTAATTCAGAGTCAGAACTATACGTAATATAATACGCCTTATTTGCTTCTTCGTACAATCCATCGTGTAATTTGATTGCCAAGAATTCGTTTTCACTAACAGAAATACCAGCTTCTTGTAAATAGAATAGACTTCTATCTGCAATTCTCATGTGAGTGATTTTGCTATTGTATTTAAAGTGAGCGCCTTGTTTCTCTACATGCCAAGAAGAATCGTTAGGAATATAAAAAGGCTCTTCGTTAGTGCCCAATTTACCTAGGTCATGATTAATTGCAGAGAATACTAATTCTTCAATGGTATAATCTTTTTTCTGACCAAAGCGTTCCCATACTTTATCCAATACCAATGCCGCTTCAACTACTCTATTAACATGTTCAACGTATCCTCCTGGAAAACAATTGTGATGTGCTAATTTGGTAGAAGCCGGACTAATGGCTAAGGTTACCTCTCTACTCTTATAAAATTCCAGTAAAGAGTCTTTTCTATCGGATGTAATGTACTTGTCAATGTATCCGTAAAACTTCTGTAAGTTCTCAAGGATTTGCTCTTCTGTTAATTTTTTCATAACTTTTATTTTTTTGATTAAGCTTCGTGCTCGGTGTTGATTAAGTGTTGGATTTCATTTATCTTTTCTTGCATCTTTTCTAAAGTTTCTTTTAACTCTTGTGGAGGACGCAATTGGGAAATTTGTGAATTTTGGTACATTATCATGTTTACCAATTCGCTTAATTTTTTAGTAACTAGTTCTTTGTATCTCATATTGTTAATTTAATCTTTTTGTATCGCATCAATGATATTATCTATCGAGTACATGCCCATAGTGGTGACATTTTCAGATATTATTTTTATTTTTCCTATATCGGAATAGTTCTCAGCTATATAGAATATCCTACCTTCCACATTAACTATTGGGTACATATCTACTCCAGTAACGTTTTCTACGTTGTCACACATGTTTGGGTACTCTTCACAAGGTACAGCATCGTACTCGATTTTTAAACGATCTAAAGTTGTTTTTAATTTTTTACATTTATCGCAACCTTCCAAAAGATACACTTGTAATTTAATCTTCTTCATAGTCTTCAAATTCAGGATCTAATGATTTCATTGTTTCTATCCATAGTGCCTTTTGTTGATCATTCATATTTTCAAATTGCATACTTAGATATATGTACAATGCTTGTATCTCCCCTTCTGTTAGTTCTTGTTTATTATTCTCCCCTATGTTTAGTAGTTTTGATAAGTCCATAGTTGTCTGCTGTTGTTTTCCCCCTGTAGTAGAAGGTTTTAAAAATAATTATTTTGTAGGACAATAAAAAACTTAAGTTCTAAGTGCGCTCAACAAAGATTAAATTTTTTTATTAAACATATTTTTTGTATATTGCATTCATGGAGAATGAACAGTTAGTATTGGGATTATTGGAATCTGTACTTGGAAAGGGAAAACCCGACAAAAATAAGAAGGATCATGTGTTCCATTGTCCGATATGCAATCACAAGAAGCCAAAACTGGTGGTAAATGTTTCTAGCGGTCAATACAACTGTTGGACTTGCCATCCACCTACTAAGGGCAAAACGCCTGTGTCTCTATTCAAGAAACTAGGTGTTGATAAAGCGCGCATCGTAGAAATGAAAAGCTATTTTAAAAGCGATCGCACTAAGATTGAAGATGCCGAAACTACTCGTGTATTTTTGCCCAATGAATTTGTTTCTATGACAGAAAACGATGGTTCTTTAGAGTACCGTCACGCAGCGGTATATTTAAAAAAGAGAGGCATCAACGAATCTGATGTGAGAAAATACAATATAGGATATTGCAAAATTGGTCGATACAGAAATCGCGTTATCATTCCTTCTTATGATAGAAACGGTCAAGTAAATTACTTCATCGCTAGATCTTTCGAAAAGGATCCATATCAAAAATACGACGCTCCGTCTATTCAGAAGACAGAGATTGTGGGTATGGAGTACTTTATAAATTGGTCTGTTCCAGTAATACTATGCGAAGGAATATTTGACGCAATAGCAATAAAAAGAAATGCAGTTCCGTTATTTGGAAAATCAATTCCAAAGGCACTGATGTTGAAACTTGTGGAATGTCAAGTAAAAACAGTATATTTGGCCTTAGATAAAGATGCGCTTAAAGAAGCCTTAACTTATTCAGAACAATTA